ATTTTAAAGATCTATATTTTAAAATGAAATCTAAAGCCGTTCCTATTGATCCTTTAAAATATTTAACAATACAAGACATGATGATGAGTGGAGCTACACAAAGCGAACTTAAAAAAGGTGGGCTTGTAAGAAAGGGCAAACCTAGATTAACTAAGAAAGGATGGAAATAATGGACCCTTTAGTTATTGTTGCTAAGTTACAAAAAATTTTAAGAGACAATCTTCAACGCATTGGTGACACTATGATTAGTGGAGGTATTGACAATATGGAAAAATATCAATATATGTTAGGACAAGCACGTACATACCAGTACATGCTACAGGAAATCTCTAACCTGCTTAAAGAGAAGGAGCAAAAAGATGAACAAGGAAACATTATCAACATCACAGGAAAGCCCAAAACATAAGTTCGCCTTAGAAGAAAAATACAAAGAAGAAACAGGAAAATTACCAAAACCAACAGGTTGGCGTATTTTAGTTCTACCTTTTAAAATGAAGGAAAAAACTAAAGGGGGAATTTTAATGGGGCAAGAAACTTTAGAAAGACAACAACTTGCAGCTCAATGCGCTAATGTTTTAGCTGTGGGTCCTGATGCTTATAAAGATAGAGATAGATATCCACAAGGTCCGTGGTGCAAAGTGGGGGATTGGATAATCTTTGCACGTTATGCAGGATCAAGGATAAGAATAGAAGGTGGGGAAGTTCGTCTATTAAATGATGACGAAATTTTAGCAACCATCAAGAATCCAGAGGATCTCTTGCATGAATTTTAACCATAGGAGGAACTATGCCAGATAAAGAAAAAAAATCTGAAATAAAAGAAGAAAAAAAGGAAAATATGGTGGATATTGATACTTCAGGACCGGGAGCCGAAGTTGATCTACCAGAAGATAAGACTAAAGAAGATAAACCAGAAATAGAGGTACAAGATGAAAAAACTACTGAAGACAGTTCTAAGCCCGATGACGCAGTTGAGAAATCTGACGAGCAGTTGGATGTTCGAGATAGCAAGGACGATCAAGAACCAGTACAAGAGAAAAAGGAAGAAGTAAAAAAAGAAAAAGAACTCGAAGAGTATAGCGAAGGCGTTAAAAGACGTATTGCTAAACTTACGAAAAAAATGCGTGAAGCGGAAAGACAAAGAGAAGCTGCTTTAACGTATGCTAAAAAAGTTCAGGAAGAACAGACTTTTTTAAAAGATCGATTGACTAAATTAGACACGGGATTTGTGTCTGAAATGGAGGGTCGAATCAACTCTAGTTTAGATGCAGCACAAACGAAACTTCGTACTGCTAGAGAAGCTGGGGATATTGAGGCTGAAGTTAAGGCTCAAAAAGACATTGCACGTTTGGGTTATGAAGAAGCAAGATTAGCTGAAATCAAATCTAAACAGGTAGTAAGAGGTAAGGAAGACAGTAGGGAAGTTAAACAACAAACAATTACTCAACAAGAGCAACCATTACCAGCACCCGATCCAAAAGCAGAAGAATGGGCAAGTAAAAACACTTGGTTTGGCACAGATAATGCCATGACCTATACGGCTTTTGATCTACATAAGAAACTGGTAGAGGAAGAAGGGTATGATCCAAAAAGTGAGGAATATTATTCTGAAATTAATAAAAGAATAAGAGTTGCATTCCCGCAGAAATTTGGTAATACTAGTACACAAGAAACGATTAAACCTGTGCAGAACGTAGCTTCGGCTAAAAGAAGCAACAGGGGATCTAGTCGCAAAACTGTGAAACTCACATCATCACAAGTAGCAATTGCTAAAAAATTAGGTGTGCCACTTGAAGAGTATGCGAAACATTTAAACGTGAAGGAATAAGCATATGAAAAAAGAAGATAAAAAAACTCCACACGCGTCCATCACTAGAGAAAAAACTTCTAGAAAAAAAGAATGGACTCAACCCTCATCTCTAGATGCACCCCCTGCACCCGATGGGTACAGACATAAGTGGATAAGAGCAGAAACTATGGGCTTTGACGATACAAAGAACATGGCTGCTAAAATTAGATCAGGATACGAGCTCGTAAGAGCTGATGAATATCCAGGATTTGAATATCCAACTATGACTGAAGGAAAATACAAGGGGATCATTGGAGTTGGCGGCCTTTTGCTGGCAAGGATACCAGAAGAGATCGCAAAATCTCGTGCTGAATTTTTCAATAGAATGACTCAGGACGCAGACGACGCAGTACAAAACGATCTTTTGAAGGAACAGCACCCAAGTATGCCGATCGACAGTGATCGACAGACTCGTGTAACCTTCGGTGGTAACAAGAAGAACTAATTTTTAGTAATTCCTAAACCAACGATTTTAATTAACCGTAGACTGCGGATAGTAGTCTATAAAAGGAAACAAATATGGCAAATCAAGATGCAGCTTTTGGTTTCAGACCTACAAGATCACTTGTGGGTGGACAAATCAGAACTGAAGAGTACAAGATAGCCGCAAACTACAACACAGCAATTTATACTGGTCAAGTAGTTGAAGCTGTCGCAGCCGGTGGAATCGAAGCAGCCGCAGCTGAGGACACACAAGTAGCAGGTGTTTTCGGTGGTGTGTTTTACACAGATCCCACTACAAGTAAACCAACATGGAAAGCTTATTATCCAGCAAGCACTAATGCTTCTGATCTTAAAGCTTCCGTATATGCAGACCCAGAGATCGTGTATGAAGCACAACATTCTGGTACAGGAACAGCAGCAATGAATAATTCAGCGATGGATTTTGCAGGGGTATCGGGTTCTACCGTTACCGGTCAATCAACTTCTGAATTAGACACTTCTAATACTGGAACCGGTGGTAACTTCAAACAAATCGGAATCTCAACAGATCCCGATAACAGCGATACAAGTTCAGCTAATGTCAACGCTTATTGCGTTTTCGCTACTGGTCTTCATATCTTTAAACTAACAACAGGCGTATAATAGGAGAACTAAATTATGGCAATATCAAGAGCACAACTAGTTAAAGAACTAGAGCCAGGATTGAATGCACTATTCGGCCTGGAGTACAAAAACTATGCTAACGAGCATGCAGAAATTTTCGATACAGAAAATTCAGACAGAGCTTTTGAAGAAGAAGTTATGTTATCTGGATTCGGAAATGCAGGGGTAAAACCTGAAGGTCAAAGTGTCAATTACGATGCGGCGACAGAAACTTTCACGGCTCGTTATACGCATGAAACACTTGCTTTAGCGTTTTCAATTACTGAAGAAGCGATTGAAGACAATTTGTATGACAGACTCGCGTCTCGTTATACAAAAGCATTAGCTAGATCTATGGCTAACGCAAAACAAGTTAAAGCAGCAAATGTTCTTAACAGAGCATTTAACAGTTCATACACTGGCGGAGACGGCTTAGAACTTTGTTCTACAGCTCACGTAATCGTTGCAGGGACTTTCAAAAACGAGCTTTCAACAGCTGCGGATTTGAACGAAACTTCATTAGAACAAGCACTGGTAGATATCGGTGTAATGAAGGACGAACGAGGTCTTAAAATTGCGGCAAAAGGAACTAAAATGATAATTCCTAATGACTTGCAATTTACTGCGGAAAGATTAATGAAATCCAAAGGTAGAACAGGAACAGCTGATAATGATATCAATGCAGTTGTGTCTATGGGAATGATTCCACAAGGTTATGTGGTCAATCATTACTTAACTGACTCAGATGCTTGGTTCATTAAAACAGATGTACCAAATGGACTAAAACACTTCGTAAGAGCACCTGTCAAAACTAATATGGAAGGTGACTTCGAAACTGGTAACGTTAGATATAAAGCTAGAGAAAGATACAGCTTCGGCTGGTCTGACCCTAGAGGTATCTTCGGTTCACCAGGTGCGTAATAGCAACTAAAACAAATTAATGAGGCGGAACACAATTCCGCCTCATTTTAACTATAAAGTTAGAAATTAGACTTATGAAAAACTTCCGAATACAAATCCGATATTGTGGCTATTATGCTGACTTCATAATTAAATCTGAAGATACGGCTATAGCTCTTGAAAAATCTATCCTTGACAAACTAGGAAAAAATGAGGTAAAGTTCGATAAAGATGGATTTACCAGTAAAAAAGGTAAATGGATAACCTATGAGGAGGTTACAAATGACCGAAGACCTATACACTACGAAACGGTCCTTGGAACTAGAGTGACA